ATTTGCTCTAGTAAATTGTGCCATTTTAATATTCCTTTCTAAATTTTAAAGAGTACGTTCCGTACCCTGTCATAGTTTGTTGAATCCGAACCATTCAGATTCATACTATTATTTAGTCCTGGTTATAAAAAATATGGTTTTGGGTTTTTACTTTGCGGCTAGATTTTGACGAGAAAAGCCCATACGATTGACAAATTTAAGACCATTAGCAACGAACCCTTCATGTGTTTCAGTTCCGTCATCTAAGTAACCTTTGACTGGGCTTGATTTGGCCGCATTGTCTAATTGTTCAACTACACTGTTTTTAAGATTATATAGTGCAATCCAAATCTTAAATGCACCTATTATACCTGCTTTGTGTGCTTGAAAATGTCTAGTAATCTTGCCACGCATAGAATCTGTCATGGGACGATTCTCTATGTATTCTATAAAGTCATTGTACAAATTTGAAAGATCGCCTGATACAATCTTTTTATTGATGTATGTTGTAAACAATGACTGAAATGCGTTCTGTGCTTGGGGAGCGGTTGTCATTAACATACGTACTGCGTCACCATGTTTGTTAATTTCTGCTTCTGCTGTTTTCTTAAGTTTTTCATTAATCTTAAGTTTTGGTGTGATAGGCATTTTACTTGGTACGATAGCAACGTTAGAACTATTCTTTAAGTTACCAATAGTACCGTTTAATGATTCAGCATCGTCTGTTGTTGCGGCATTTGCTGGGATAAACTGATGTATTGCAATACCTGCTTGTTTGCCTGCTAATAGATGACCGATCTCACTCTTAGCATCTACTTTGTATGAAATACCATTTGGATTTGCTTTAAATGCATAAAATCCATCTTGGTCTTTTAATGGTTGACTGAATAATAAATCGCCCCAATAATACCCCAACGACCCTCTATCAGATGCTTCAAGCCCTGGCCATACTGCATCAATAATGTTATACAAGTCACCTCGATTTACACCACGTGCTTCATCGTATGCTCTAAACTCTTTTGGAGAGAATACTTGTCTACCAGTACCGTCTTTCTTATTGAACATATGCTTGTCCATGATACTGAATTTACCATCAGGGCCACGACCAAATATAAGAGCAGGATATCCGTCCCACTTAATAGTTACAGTGCCTGGTTGTTGAATAGTTTGTTCGATTGCCTGAACGGCTTGACGTGCACCTTGCTCGTCACCTAAAAAGATTAAATCTTCTGGGTGATCTAAGTGACCTTTTGCTTCTGTGACTACAATTTTGTCTATCTTATCTCGTAAAACAGACAAAGACTCAGAAAGGTTCATATTAGAACCTCTCTTTTAATAACTTTTGTAGTTTGGCTGCTCTCTTTGCAGATTCAGAAACTTGTGCACCTTGTGCCGGTTGAGCAGAAGTGTATCCTGCACCACCTAATGTATTAGGCTTCTCTTGCCCTGTCATTGCTACTGCGGGCGGCTCGTCAGATTTTACTGGTTTAGTTTGTAAACTCTTAACAAGATCATTGTAAACAACTTGATCGATTTTGTAAAGTTTGTTTAAGTCTGATTTAATACGTTGAGCAATCTGATAACCGTTTTCTGCACCATCTGCGGCTTTTGCTTGAGCAGGCTGAGCGGCTTGCCCGGCTTGTGCTTGCGCGGCTGGTTGTGCTTGGCCCTGTGCGGCTGGTTGTGCTTGGCCCTGTGCGGCTGGTTGTGCTTGGCCTGCTGCCTGAGCACCTTGTGCGCCTGCGGCATCTTGTGCGCCTGATGGGTTAACACCAACTGCTTTAGAAGCGGCCCATCCGCCTTGTGCTAATTTGCCGATAAGACCCTTGTCAATCTTACCCTTTTGATTGTTGTAAATATCTTCCATTTGATCGATGATTTGATACAATGCAGGTTTGTTAGTAGTATAATCAACGCCTTGCATATATTGACCAAACCAATCTCTCATAAACTTGCCAAACGGGATACCAACTTGTCCTGCAGGCTCGCCGGCTTCCATAATGCTTTCAAAAATCTTATTCATTCTGTATCGTTTTGTTTCTACAATACGATATACTTTTGTTCTGTGTTCTTGTAATACAGTAAAACCTAATTGCTTTAGAGTAAAGCCACATGCTTCTGCAAGTTTGTTCATCCAATATGCTTGCCAACGTGATTCTGCTACATTACCTTTTGGAGCATTAGCAGGGTTGACATTCATTTGCTTGCCACCCTTTAACTTCTGAATAGAAGCCATTGCGAATTTAGGATCGGTATTCTTGTTAAGAATGAATTCTACAGTTTTTAGACCGTTTTCCCATTCGGGAGTACCTTGACGATCCATCATGTAGTTGATCATTTCTTTAGATAGTTCTTGTTTCTGTGCTTGGTCTTGAACCTTAGACATTTGTTGAGAAACGCCCTTCAAGTAATTGTTCATTGCTTGAATTCTAGCGGCTTGTGCTTTACCTGCATCACCTTGTTTTCTAGCGGCTTTAGCAGGAGCGGCAGCCGGTTGTGCTTGATCTTGTGGCTGTGCCTGATCTTGTGGCTGAGCAGGTGGTTGTTCACCTTGTGGTTGTGGCTGTTCGGGTTCAGCGACAGGCTGTTCTGGTGGAGGAGTTTCTTCTTCACCTTCAGGTTTACCTGGTTGGGGAGGAGCAATTAAACCTGCGGCTTTAGCATTTTCTAATGCAGAAACAGCATCACTAACAAAATCTTTTACAAAAAGTTCCTGTGCTAAAATAGTTGCGGCAGATTTACCGCCACCAAACGCAGATTTAACTTTGCTTGCCGCGGCGCCACCAATTAAACTTGATAATAATTCGTCAATTCTTTCTTCATTGACTTGTGTTTTTTTACTATAAACGTCAGTAATTTTCATTTTTTAAACCTGTGTCTTTTTAATACTTTTTGAAAAGCGAGATTTATCTCTTCCCTTGATGGCACTTATCAATTTCTTTTCCAGCATTTCGGCCTGACCAGATTCAAAGTTTTTTTCGATGAATTCGATTAAATTGATGGCACTAGTAATAATATTGTTGCCACGTGATTCCACAATGTGTGGAACATCGCGGTTAGCACCAATAAGTTCTAGTTCCTCTAATAGGCTTCTGGTTTTCTTTTGCATAAGTCCACTTCCTTTCTTATATTTATGCTATTCGGGTAGTTTTTAAATTTACTTTTTGAGACTGTTCAGCAATGACTTCAATTTCGTGCTTTGTACATCTGCATCAATTTTTTTGTTTGCTGGCTCTAATTGTTCGTGGACTGCTTGATCTACTGCCCCAACTTGGCTAGTTGTCTTAAACTTATCCATAATTTGCTGTGCTGAAGGCTGAGTATTAGTTACTGCGTTTGTACCCGGGTCAGTGATTCTTAATGTTTCTATGTCAAATGCTAGTTCGATTTTTTGTCCTACACCAGAACTACTACGTGTTTTCATTAACTGAATTTGATATTGACCACGTTCTCTCATGCTACGTGACGTAAAGATACCAAATACGTTATCCGCTGTGTTGATTTTTGAGATACCACCTGAAATGTGACTGTGATCAAATTCGATTTCTTCTACTGCACTTCTGTTTAATTGTGATGCAGTCACAAATATTAAATCAAACTCTTTTGCAAGGTTACGCAATTCTTCTGATACGTATTTGTCTTTAACAAACAAGTCACTAGGACTTACTTTTGCACTCACTGGCATCAACAAATCCAAATAGTCAACACACATAAAGTCTATCTTCATGCCTGTTTGTATTTGCAATTCTTTAATATATGCTCTAATATCGTTTACTGTAGATTGTGCAGGCATATACTTAATTCTAAATTTACCTGAAGCCTTTTGCTTCATTTTAACTTTCATTTCAACGTTGTCTAAGTCTTTAAACACTTCTTTTGCTTTTGTATCGGTTAACATAGAGTCGATACGCATTGCTGATAGTTCTTCACTCAATTCAAGTGTGATATAAACACCTGACAAACCTTGTTGAATCCAGTTAACTGAAAGATTTTGCATGAATAAAGATTTACCTGAACCAGAACCCCCTGCAAAGATTTGCAATTCACCTTTGTTAAAACCACCATACAGTTTTTGATCTAATACAGGCCAGCCTGTTGAGTTTTGTCCATTGCTTGTTTTTAAATGCATCAACCTAGCACGAGGATCAGCAAAGTAATCAATACCCATATCACGTTGTAACGAGATTTGCACCGCATCTTTGATTAGTTTTTCAACAGGATTGTAATCACCCTTTTCTAACAAGTCTGCTGACTTCATAATTGCACGTTCTAGTTCTTGTCTGCGTGTAAACGATTCAAATTCAGACAAAAACCATTCGTAATGTTCTTCTTGTAAATCATCAACTGGTTCTATAGGGACACCTGTTGTTGCTTTGATTTGTGTTGGGTCGGGAAGAAGTTTATATTTGCTAGAATGATCCAGCATAAATTCTGCTACGGGTCGCAATCTACGATCAAAATTCTCTGGATTAAAAATATTTGTGATTCGTACAAACAACTCTGCGTTTGTAATCATCATACGCAAGAATAATTCTTGCACATCAGCATTGAATTCTTTTAGCAATTTTCTTCCTCATCATTTCAATTTTAATTTTGTTGTTAGTTGCGGACTCTATGATACTTAGTAGAGTTGGCAGTCTTCCATATTTAATTAGTGCATCGTTTGCATCTTTGACTCCAGTGCCCCAGTTAGGCAAACTGACTTCAAATCCCAATTCAACTGCTCTATCTATAATTTCTAATCCTGTTTTATCCTGATCGGGCACAACTATTATACGTTTATCTAGTTTGCGTATTACTGCCGCTTGTTCGTCACTGATTGTATTATGACACAATGCTAAGCCATTTAACGAGATAGCATCAAATATACCCTCAAACACTAAACAAATTGTGTATTCGGGTTTTTGCAAGTCAGTACCAAACACATATCCTTTTTGTTGCTGATTGATATACTTAGGTTGCCTGTTATCAATATATCTGGACGTGTGACCCACTATCTTATTTTCATATGTGTAGGGAATAATCAAACGTTGCGCCTGTCTCCCTTCAGCATCAGGTGTCACTAAAAACGGATATGCAGAATGACTAAGTCCTCTCTTTTTAAGATACGTTATAAATGGTTGATGTTTTTTATCGCCCACATAAATTAGATTACCCTCAGGTCTAGGGCGTTCTTTAAACTTAACAACAGGGTCTTTTTTCTTTTTAGTTATAACTGAGTCTAGCAAATCTCTATGTTGTATTGACTGTAAGTTCCACTTATTGATTTGCTGATCGTCTACACCACACCAAGATAAAAAGTTACGTGTCTTTTTACTGATGCTTTTACCTAATGTAAATCCACATTTAAAGCCGCAGTTAAAACAATGATAAGACCAATTATCACCGTCGGTTCTTACACCTCCCCGTTGACGTTTGTCTGCATTGTGTCCATTATGATGACAACACGGTGCGTTGAATGAATACCATCCACTTTGTGTTAGTTTCTTTTTACCCGGTGCAACCGTAAGTATATCAATCATACTTCGCATTATACATAAAAATTAAAGAAAATACAACAGAAACGGTAAACTTATCTTGCCAAAACGTTACCAATATTGCCCACATTAGATTCAAACTTTAGTTTGACAAACGGGTGATATCCTTCAAGGGTGTATCCAATTGTGCTAGTTTCAACAGACCCTGTGTTAGCATTACCATACTGATATGATACAATATCATAGTATTCGGAGTCAACTAAAGTGGATCCCTGAATAGTCATGTTGCCTACGTAGTTTGAATAATGAGTTTGAATTGTTAAAACTGGATTATTTTCTGTATTAATCACACTACTAAAAAACGTGACTGCTTCAGAGTTTGCATTTGCATTTGCATTAGGAAAGACTTGATCTGTAGGAATTGTAACTGCTTGGCTTGGTACGAATGAAGGTAGAATAGAGTTTACAATATTAAGATCGCCACGTGCTCCTGCTTTTGCATCTACAAATACTGGCAAATTTTGATTGCCGCTTGGGTATTCTAAAGAATACGAGCAAAACTGTGCAGGAATGTTTTCTATTTCTGCGGCAGTTGTATTGAGTTCAAAGATGCCGGTTGCTAGATAGATAGGATCAAGTGCTTTTCTAAACAACACTGCGGTTCCATCTGAGTTTAAAATTCTAAACGATATCTGTCCAGTAAGACCGGTAAAGTCAACAGGCTTTTGTTCTTGGTTTAAGAATTGAAACTGTAGTTTGTTATCAACACCTTTGTTAAGTGTTAGTGGCTTTGAATAAACTGGCATATATTTCCTCGGACTTGTTCCATCAAGGACAACAACGATTTGTCTAATTGTATACGTGTAAACTGATGTAGTGTAAGACACAAATCTTTAACTCCTAATAAGAGTATTTATCAGTCAG